AAAAGATTTAGCAAATCTTCAAGCAATGGATGCCGAAACGTACATATCACTTCTTCAAGGTAGGAAAGCAAAAGCAGCAGTATCAAGGTTGGAAACAGGTAGTAGAATGCCAGGTAGAGATATAAATAAAATGCATGCCCAGTATATGAAAATATGCACACAGCAAAGCATGCCAACACATAAAACATTCTCCCTACAAGTTAAGAGCGAAAAACAGATGCTGAGTGATTTGAAGATTGTCGACGGCAAAGTCACTGGTTCCTACCCAAAACCCAGGACCATCTGTGAAGCCCCATTCTCGCAAAAGATGATTTTAGGCCCTGTTGCACGAACGATGGCAGAACATTTCAAGAAGAATTTGAAAGGTTATAGTGATGGAAACAATAATGAATACTATACAAATTTCCTAAGAGATAATAAGCATAAGGTTTTCATTTGTGGTGATTTTTCTTCCTATGATAGAACTGTCAACGACACAGTCAGGCAGTTGGATTCAATTATGCTTCAGGCTTGTGCGCAGATGAAAGGCTTGACAAAAGCACATAGGCAAATGTTAGGTAGGTTTTCTGATCATATAAATTACTCTTATCTAAGCCCCAAGGCAATATTAAAAGACAAAAAGAGGTTGATATTTTATGTGAAAAGCAGAGTTATGAGTGGTTGCCCATTAACAACTGTCTTCAACACAGCACGAAATTGCTTGTTGATGAATGAATTGCTCATAAACATTGACTATAAATTGCTCATCAAAGGAGATGACTTTTGTATTGCGACAGATAAACGCAACCTCAATAGAATAAAATACATCCTGGAAAACGCCTTCATGTCAGGGGAATCGAGAAGTTTGCCATTTATTGTTAAAGAATTGGTGATAGGTAACTATATGGATTTTGACTTTTGTTCACTTCAGGCACACCTCGATAAGAAAAACACAGTTTATGTGGACAGAACGGCAGAATCAGTTGCTTACAAATTCCCATTGACAACACAGCTGAATCTCGCAC